CGCCCCCTCCATATTTTCCCCGGAGGGATATTTGGAAACCCAATTCGGGATTAGGTTCTGGTGGTCCTAGGTAGGTTTTTGTGTGCTCCTTCCTGCCGCTGGTCTCGCTCATTAAGGGATCGCCAGAATCTAACCTCGAATTGGGTCCAAACCCCTCTAGTAAAGGAGCAAACTATGGGTAAAAGGGCCGCGGTACCGATCAAACCGGCACGAACTGTGGAGCAACGAGAGGCGCAGATGATTAATCTTGCGCTAGAGCTCGCTGAGAAGCAGCTTCGAGACGGCTCGGCGCCCGCTACAACCGTTAATCACTACCTCAAGCTCGCCTCCACAAGAGAAGCGCTAGAGGTTGAGAAGCTTCGACACGAGACAGCTCTGCTCGAGGCTAAGAAGACGGCTCTCGTCTCCGCCGAGGAAGCGGAAAAGAAGTACAAGGAAGCGATTGAGGCGTTCCGAACATACTCTGGAGCGGGAAGTGTTACGGACATACAGTGATCTGTCTCGACTTGATACGTTCGAAGCGAGGTTTGACTACCTTTCTCTCACCGGGCAAGTCGGAACCAGTACATTCGGCTTCGATCGATACTTGAACCAGCGATTCTATTCCTCTACGGAATGGAAAAAGGTTCGCAACTTTGTTCTGGCTCGAGATGAGGCCAGGGACCTCGGGGTCGAGGGTTATGACATCGGATACATGCCGCTGATACACCACATGAACCCGATCCAGCCTAAAGACCTCGAGGAATTCAACCCGGACATCCTAGATCCAGAGTTCCTCATCACCACTTGCAAGAATACCCACAACGCGATACACTTCGGAGACCGATCTAGGTTGACGACCCAAGTAGTGGAGCGTCGACCGAACGATCAAGCTCCCTGGAGGATCTAATGGGAACAGTTCTTGAGGACACAAAGAAGGCTCTCGGAATTGTTCCGGGATATGAAGCCTTCGACGATCAGATTCTAATGCACATCAACACCTGCCGGATGGAGCTCAACCAGCTGGGGGCAAAATGCGAGGATCCGATCGAGAAAACGACTGGGTGGGAAGCCTTCTTCGGGATCGATGATATGGCGACCATCAAGTCGTACATCGCCATGAAGGTTAGGCTTATCTTCGACCCGCCGTCAAACTCCTTCGTGGTCACTTCCTATCAGAAGCTGATTGAGGAGGCAGCATGGCGACTGATCTATCAGACCGAGAACGACAAATAGCCGATCTCGCTCACCACGGCGTCAAAGGCATGAAGTGGGGGGTCATCACCAAGAAAGCTAGCATTGGTCGAAAGACAGTGGCTGGTAAACTTGGTGCAGCAAACGACACCCTCAAGGCGTACAAGTCTAAACGAGCCGAGGTTAAAGCAGCCAAGCCGGTAAAGACCAAGGGCGGCAAGCAGTCCTATCGAAAGTTCAGCGACGCCGAGCTGCAGAAGCGCATCAAGCGCCTCGAGCAGGAGCAGCGTTATCGAGAGCTCAAGGCCGACCGCCACACAATCCGTGGGCGAAAGGTCGCCCGAGAGATTCTTGAGAGCAGCATCACCAAGGCCGGCACCTATGCCGCAACCAAGGTGATGAAACGAGCATTCGATAGCGCCGTAGAGGCAAAATACGGTAAGGACACCTCGGACAAGGTCAAGGAAGCCGTCAAGAAGGCTAAGGAAGGCTACGAGGCCGCTCAGGTCATCGCCAACGACTCCACCGTCCGTAGGGCGGCCCGAGAGTCTCGTCAGGAAGCTCGTGCTGCAGCGGCAAAGGCTAAGGGTAAGGCTTACACACCGCCCAAGCCTCGAGCCAAGGCCGAGATCACTACCCGACAGCAGGGTAACGTCAAGCTGATCGAGAAGAAGAAGTCCTATACGCAGACTAAGCCTTCCGGTAAGCAGCGGCGGTACCCTCGTAACCCGGGGAGCACGGCTAAGTAATGCTCTCGAACACCGCAGTACCAAAATACTACGGGCAGTTCCGAGACGCAGTCATTCGAGGAGAGATTCCCGTCTGCGAGGAGATCTCCTGCGAGATGAATAGGATCGACGCTCTTATCGCCGATCCGACTTACTACTACGATGACCTCGCAGTCGAAGGATTCATCTCCTACTGCGAGAATGAGCTGACCCTTTCCGATGGAGCCGACCTATACCTACTCGACAGCTTCAAGCTTTGGGCCGAACAGCTATTCGGGTGGTACTACTTCATAGATCGCGAGGTCTATGAGCCTTATGACGACGGCATTGGCGGACACTACGTCACCAAGACCGTCAAAAAGCGCCTGACAGTCAAGCAGTACTTGATCGTCGCTCGAGGCGCCGCTAAGTCTATGTACATGTCGCTCATCCAGAACTACTTCATGGTGATCGACACTACGACGACACATCAAATCGCCACAGCGCCGACGATGAAACAGGCAGAGGAAGTGATGGGTCCATTTAGGACCGCTATCACCCGAGCCAGGGGCCCGTTATATAAGTTCCTCACCGAGGGATCGCTTCAAAATACAACTGGCAACCGAGCTTTCCGTCAAAAGCTGGTGGCGACCAAAAAGGGAGTCGAGAACTTCCTAACCGGATCTCTCCTCGAGGTTCGCCCCATGTCCATCGACAAGCTGCAGGGTCTCAGACCTAAGGTTTGTACTGTTGATGAGTGGCTATCCGGTGATGTCCGAGAGGACGTCGTCGGTGCACTCGAACAGGGGGCGTCCAAGATCGACGACTTCGTCATCCTGGCGGTTTCGTCGGAGGGGACGATCCGAAATGCGGTAGGCGACACCATGAAAATGGAGTTGCTCAAAATCCTTAAGGGTGAATACCAAGCTCCACACATCTCCATATGGTATTATCGTCTAGACAAGATTGAGGAAGTGGCCGACCCCTCTATGTGGGTCAAAGCACAGCCCAATATCGGTATTACGGTCTCTTACGAACGGTATCAGCAGGATGTGGAGCGAATGGAACAGGCTCCGGCTGCTCGAAACGACATCTTAGCTAAGAGGTTCGGGATCCCTATGGAGGGATACACGTACTTCTTCACCTACGAGGAAACCAAGCCACACAGAAAAAATACGTTCTGGAACATGCAATGCGCTATGGGTGCAGACCTTTCCCAGGGCGACGACTTCTGTGCATTCACCTTCTTGTTCCCTCTCCGGAATCAAGCTTTCGGCGTAAAGACGTTGGCTTACATCTCGGAGTTAACCCTGATGAAGCTTCCAGGCGCTCTTCGAATGAAGTATGACGACTTCATTCAGGAAGGAACCCTCCGAGTCATGGATGGCACTGTGCTAGACATGATGGAAGTCTATGAGGATCTGGATCAGTACATTGCAGACCAGAAATACGATGTCTCTGCGTTCGGGTTCGACCCATATAACGCTAAAGAGTTCGTCACAAGGTGGGAGCAGGAGAACGGACCATATGGTGTCGAGAAGGTGATTCAGGGTGCTCGAACAGAGTCGGTCCCTCTCGGTGAGCTCAAAAAGCTTGCCGCTGAACGACTACTGATCTTCGATCAAGAACTGATGTCGTTCACGATGGGAAACTGTGTTACCCTTGAAGACACTAATGGAAACCGGAAGCTACTGAAAAAGCGCTCGGAAGAGAAGATCGACTCGGTAGCGGCTCTAATGGATGCCTTCGTGGCATACAAGTTGAACAAGGAGGCATTCGAATGAGCGAGGAGGTGAAATGGGTTTCGGTGATAGATTAAGTCACGCATGGAACGCCTTTCGTGGATCTCCGGACAAAGCGGACTATACACCACAGTATGGAATGCAGACATTCGGTAATCCAAGTACCTACTACCGTCCGGTAGCTGGCGATCAGACGATCGTTACTAGCATCTACAATCAGATAGCTATCGACGTCTCTAACGTGCCTATTCGCCATGTCAAAGTGGATGATAATGGCAACTTGAAGAGCTATCACAACAGCGATCTCGACGATTGTCTTTCGCTTAGCGCTAACATCGATCAGACGGGACAGGGTTTCTTCCAGGATCTCGTCCTCACGCTGTTCGAGGAGGGCGCCGTAGCGATCGTTCCCGTAGACACGAACGTGAGCCCCAACATGACGGCGGGGTGGGACGTTCGATCCATGCGAGTTGGGCAGATACTCCAGTGGTTCCCACGGCATGTCCGAGTAGAAGTCTATAACGACAATACTGGACAACGTGAGCAGCTCACACTACCTAAAGACTTTGTGGCAGTGGTGAACAATCCGCTTTACAGCGTGATGAATGCTCCGAACTCAACTCTTCAACGGTTGACACAAAAGCTTCATCTGCTGGACGCTATCGACAGACAGTCAGGGTCGGGTAAGCTTGACATCATTATCCAGCTACCCTACGTCGTAAAGACTGAACTGAAGAAGCAGCAGGCGGAAGCACGCCGTAAAGCCATTGAGGACCAGCTTGCTGGTTCGCAGTACGGTATCGCCTACACTGATGGCGCCGAGCGAATCACGCAGCTCAACAGGCCTTCTGAGAACAACCTCATGAGTCAGATCCAATGGCTCACAACTCAGCTGTACAACCAGCTTGGTATGACCGAGGATGTCTTCAATGGTAAGGCCGACGCTCGTCAGATGCTGAACTACCAGAACCGAACGGTTCGCCCAGTTCTAAAGGCTATCACGGATGCCATCACGAGGACGTTCCTCACCAAGACTGCTAGAACGCAGAACCAGCGAGTAATGGCCATCGAGGATCCGTTCCTCAATGTCCCGCTGGAGGAGATGTCTTCGCTGGTTGACTCGGTCAAGCGGAACGAGATCGGTACCGCTAACGAGCTGCGACCTAAGTTCGGATGGCCACAAGCCAAGGACGAGGCCGCAAACCAGTTGGTGAACTCCAACATCAATCCGGCAGGGGAACAGATGGTTCCTGGCGAAGAGCCAGCTCCAGAGGTCCCCGCGTCGGAGACGCCAATTTCCGAACTGATGGAGAGTAGTCAAAATGGCAGTTAACTGCGACTTTTCCGGCTACGCCACGAAGAACGATGTTCGGTGCTCGGATAACAAGGTGATCCGGCACGGGGCATTCGCGGCGTATGACGGGAAGACCGTCCCCCTGGTGTGGCAGCACCAGCACAAGGACGTAGCCAATGTCCTTGGTCACGCCGATCTGGAGGTTCGAGAGGACGGGGTGTACGCTTACGCGCATCTCAATCACTCGGATGCCGGACGAACCGCTCGAGAGATGGTTCGCAACGGCGACGTCAAGGCTATGAGCATCTATGCCACCCACGTCAAGGCTCGAGGCAACGATGTTGTCCACGGCGAGCTTGTCGAGGTGAGCCTCGTGCTCCGTGGCGCCAATCCTGGCGCATACATCGACCAGGTCTCCATTCAGCATGGTGATGATGGCGATGAGCTCGAGGTTGTTATGTATACGGATGCTCAGATCGACTTTGTCTCGCACACCGATGATGACGAGGCGGAGGACTCTGAGGTGGAGGAGACGGAAGACGTCGAGCACGCCGAGGAGGACCCTGCGGACGAGGAGTCCGACGGGGATGGAGACGACCCCACTCTCGGGGAGATCTTCGACAGCATGACCGAGGAGCAGAAGACGGCGGTATACGCCATCGTCGGACAGCTGGTCGATGCTGAGGATGAAGAGGCGGAGACTCCTGACGAGGACACCGCTCATTCCGACACTACTACTGAGGATACTATGGCTCACCAGAATGTGTTCGAGGGCTCCAAGACCGAGGAGCTCCCCACCCTGTCGCACGCCGATGTCGAGCAGATCTTTGCCGACGCCAAGGCCTGCGGCTCCCTGAAGGACGCCGTTCTTGCTCACGCCGACCAGTATGGCATCAAGCAGATCGACACCCTCTTCCCCGACGCCAAGAACCTGTGGAACACCCCCGAGTTCATCAAGCGGAAGACCGATTGGGTCTCCTCTGTCGTCGGTGCCGCCAAGCACTCGCCCTTCTCTCGAATTAAGACTCAGTTTGCGGACATCACCGCTGACGAGGCCCGAGCCAAGGGTTACATCAAGGGCAACAAGAAGAAGGACGAGGTCTTCACCCTTCTGAAGCGTGTCACCACGCCCACCACGATCTATAAGAAGCAGCGCCTTGACCGGGATGACATCCTGGACATCACTGACTTCGACGTCGTGTCCTGGATCCGCGGCGAGATGCGAATCATGATCGAGGAGGAGCTTGGTCGTGCCGTTCTTCTGGGCGATGGTCGTGAGGCCTCCAGCGACGACAAGATCAAGGAGGAGAACATCCGCCCGATCTTCAAGGAGGACCCGCTCTATGCTCCTCGCGTGATCCTGGCTAAGCAGACCTCCACGGAGGACATGCTGGACTCGATCGTTCGAGCTATGGACGACTACGAGGGTTCCGGTAACCCCACCTGGTTCGCTGCTCCTCAGACCGTCACCGAGATCCTTCTCCTCAAGGACAAGATGGGCCACCGCCTGTTCAATTCCATGAGCGACCTGGCCGACTACGTTGGCGTCTCTAAGATCGTCAAGGTTCCGCTGATGAAGAACCTGGTCCGCACCTCTGCTAAGAATGGCAAGGTCGACGCGCTGGGTATCATTGTCAACATGACCGACTACACGATCGGCGCCGACAAGGGTGGCCAGCTGTTCGCGGCTGAGGACTTCGACATCAGCTTCAACCAGTACCACTACCTGCTGGAGACCCGTCTCTCCGGCGCTCTGACGAAGGTTAAGTCGGCCATCGTCGTCGAGCGTAAGCAGGAGGATGGTAACCCCGTCGCAGAGGACTGATCCTTGGCCAAATTCTTCGGAGAGATCGGTTTCGCAACTCAGGTAGAGACCTCGCCGGGAATTTGGGAAGATCAGATCATTGAGAAGCAGTACTACGGCGACGTATTCCGAGAGAGTCGTCGCTTCAGTACAACCGATCAGGTTCTGGATAAGATCAATCTTAGTAATCAGATTAGCATCTTGGCAGATGGATATGTTGTTGACAATATCCAGAACCTTCGGTATGTTCGCTGGCTGGGGGGACTTTGGAAGATCTCCTACGTGGAGCTGAAGTTCCCCCGGCTGGTGCTTGAGATGACGGGAGTGTACAATGGACCGACGCCTTGAGCTTCAGTCCTTGCTGGAGAAAATCCTGGGTTCCAGGAACGTTTACTACCAGCCGCTCCCGTCGATCAAGCTCCAGTACCCATGTATTGTGTATGAGCGAAACCCGGGTGAACCGATGTACGCCGACAATCTAAAGTACATCAAGGCGAATCGCTTCCAGGTGACGCTGATCGCTCGGAACCCAGAAGACCCGACTAGGGTCAAGATCGAGGACCTGCTGTTCAGTCGACACATGACCCGGCTAGTCCAAGAGAACCTCTACCACGACGTCTTTGACGTCTACTACTAGGAGAAGACATGGCTGCTCTTGTCTGGGACAAGACTGGCGAGCGTCGCATTGAGACCGGTGTTGACCACTGCGCTCTGTATGTGTACGACGCTGCGCAGAAGAAGTACGGCGTCGGTGTTGCTTGGAACGGTATCACCGCCGTCTCGGAGAAGCCCGAGGGCGCTGAGGCGACAGACCTCTACGCCGACAACATTCAGTACCTGACCCTGCTCTCCGCGGAGAAGCTGAAGGCCACGATTGAGGCCTACACCTACCCCGAGGAGTTCGAGCAGTGCGACGGATCCGCTACCCTGTCTAAGGGTGTGAAGATCGGTCAGCAGGAGCGTAAGACCTTCGGTCTGGTGTACCGCACCAAGATTGGTGACGACGTTGCTGGACAGGACAAGGGCTACAAGCTCCACATCGTCTACGGCTGCAAGGCCTCCCCTTCTGAGAAGGGATACAAGACTGTTAACGACTCGCCCGAGGCGATCTCCTTCTCTTGGGACATCTCCACCACGGCTGTTAACGTCGCCGGCTTCAAGCCCACCTCGCTCCTGACGATCAACTCTCTCGAGGTCGACGCCGGCAAGCTGAAGACCCTGGAGGAGAAGCTGTTCGGTAAGGAGGGCGCTGGTCAGAACGACCCGACGCTCCTTCTCCCGGACGAGATCAAGGCGCACTTCGCAGGCTGATAGACTACACCGGGGGCTCAGAGACCTAGACTCCTGGGCCCTCGGTGCCTGCAATGCTTATAGTTTCTATCCCGCCAGTCGACGCGTTCGATGAGTCGACAGAGTCGTTTGTCTCTTGGCCAGGCGGTACACTACACCTGGAGCACAACCTTCTCTCTCTGTCAAAATGGGAGTCGATCACTCACAAGCACTTAATCGGTAACGATGATGTGACCAGTGAAGAGCTTAAGCTATACATCGAATGTATGGTTCAAGAAGAAGAGTTCGATCGATCGCTCCTGGATCGTATACCCCCTTCTGAGCTTCATCGGATCAACGAGTACATCGCGGACCCGATGACTGCTACCAGAATCAGCACCAGTAAGAAAGGCGGCTCAGGCGAGTATACCTCGTCCGAGCTCATCTATTACTGGATGATAGCCTGCCAGATCCCCTTCACTTGCGAGAACTGGCACATTAACCGGCTACTCACCCTCATTCAAGTGTGCAATGAGAAGAACCAGCCGAACAAGAAGATGAGCCAAAGTGAAATCATGGCTCGAAACAGGGAGCTGAATGCCCAGCGGCGTAAGGCTCTAGGAACAAGAGGTTAGAAATGGGAAAGCACTCAGAGATACCTGACGAGGCGTTCGCCCCGCAGGCCAACATCGGGACCGATCCGATGGAGGACAAAGGCATTAATGTGTCCCAGACTACCGAGGTGATGAAGTGAGCGTTGCATACGATGTTCTCGCACGAGCTGCCGCAAGGATCGGCTACTACGCCCCTGACGACCCTAATCCCGGATCTGAAGCTGGGCGATACTGGGCTGCTCGAACTGGACAGCAGTGGCTTGCTGGACCGTCCGACTCTGTGTGGTGGTGCATGCTGTTCGTCAGTATGTGCCTTGATGAGTGTGGACAGATCGACGCAATCGGAGGCTTCTCCTTCAACACGGATTACACAGTCAACAAGGTACGCCAGCATCCCGAAGCTTACTTCGTTTCGGTTTATGATGCCGAGCCCGGCGATGTCCTGATCTTCAACTGGGACGGCGGAGGTACGGACCACGTCGGCTTCGTCGAGCGGAATCTTGGTGGTGGTACGTTGCAAACCATCGAGGGCAACACCTCGTCTGGAAGCTACGGCTCCCAGTCTGCTGGTAACGGTGTATGGCGCCGAGTTCGCAACCACTCGATCGCCTATGTGATCCGCCCAGCTTACTCAGACTCGTCTTCTGGCGGGGGTACTACCGAGAGCGGTTACGCCGATATCACCGCGCTTCAGCGGGCCGTTCGAGCCGAGGCTGATAATGTCGCAGGACCCGATACTCGGGCTCGCTGCTACTCCGTGGCTGCAGCATCGAACTGGGGCGGAGGAACCTTCCCGTTCGGCGTGGCCTTCACTCAGATGGTTGTAGGTACGGAAGCCGATGGTATCTGGGGAGATGCTTCCGAGGAGGCTCACGACGCAACTGTCGAAGCCATGCAGGCCGCTGTCGGCGCAGAGGTCGATGGAGTCTGGGGGCCCGATACTAACGCTCGAGTCAACTCCTACCTCGACCGAGCCGAGCAACCGTAAGGAGTCAAAATGGCAGTGCCATACTGTTATCTGAAGGGTAAGATCCCTGGTGGAGAAAACGGCCAGGCCACCCTTCGAGTGATCCCCGATGTCAAGGGCGCTCTCGGAACCGTCGATGGCGTACAAGTCCCAATGCGGGAAGTCTCGGTCCGAACCGATACCAGCGGCAATGTCAACGTCGCGGTGTTGGCTCCGGGCGAAGGCGTTACGCCTGCCGGATCCTGGACCCACACGCTGATTATCGATTCTCAGAAGTTCGACGTAATCAAGCACGTCGGTCTCGTCCAGGGCGCAACGATCGATCCCGTTAACGAGACACCGACAGCCATCGTCGTTCCCGAAGTGTCTGGTGGAGGAGGTGGGGCTGGTACCCCCGGTCCTCCCGGTGCTAGAGGACCTCAGGGTCCTCCCGGAAACCCTGGACCGCCCGGAAACCCTGGACCGCCCGGAAACCCTGGTCAAAAGGGTCCAGCTGGACCTCCTGGGCCTCCTGGGCCTCCCGGAGAAAGGGGTCCCGCCGGACAGGATGCAGTGACTCCTCAGCTGGAGAATTACCTCCGCAAAGATGATGCTCAGCGAGCATACGGAACCAAGGCGGAAGTCGCGGCTGCAGCTAAGGCGCAGACTCCGTTCCGAAATGGCGATCGGTACTACTCTCCTGTAACGTACTACTGGCCGGACTATTACCAGGATGGAAAGCCTGGGCAGCACTCCAAGTGGGCTCAGACTCTGAAGTTCCGCGACGAGCTCGGCTTCGTGATCATGAACCGCAACAGCGGCGACTGGGAAGCCTACGAGAAGGACTTCAAGAAGCAGGCTGAGCTTGCACTGGGTGCCGGAGCCAAACGGATTATCTTCTACGTGAAGACGCAGTATGGTGCCGCCAGCCTCGGTCACGATGATCCTGGTCGTGCGGGAATTCCGAATCCTGATCGGTACACCCACGAGTACATCAAGGAACACATCAAGCGAGCTAAGCAGTGGTACGGCGATGTCGTTCAGGGCGTATTCCTCGACGAGGTAATCAACGGTTGGGGCACGTCAGCAAACCGCGTCAAGTGGTACGAGACCCTGATTAACGATCTCCGAACAGAGTATGGGCCGGCATTCCAGATCGTCATCAATACCGGAGCCAACATCTCCGAGGCGATGTGCAAGCTGGACTTCGATGTCTGTATGATGTTCGAGGGGACCGCTCAGAAGTGGTTGACCGACGACCCGCAGAATCCGATCCTTCCGGCACATATGTCCGAGTACCCTAGTACTCGCTGGTGGGCCGTGATTCACACCACTACCGAGGCCAACTACCGAGAGGTCTTCGCCAAGGCCGACAAGCTGCCTATCAGCCACCTCTATATCACCGACGGAGTCCTCGTTGAGGATCCGAACCATGGTGGGCAGTGGGAGCCGGTCGGAAACCCCTACGCCAATCCTCCTGGCGAAAAGCTTCGAGAGCTCGTCATTCCGTGGATCAAGGGCTTCCTCGAGATCAAGCTCGATGTCGATCGGCTCAAGGCCAATACGGGTCCGGCCGGGGCTACAGTTCTCGTCCTCGGTAAGGATGAGGCTGTACCACCGGGAACCAAGAGCGGGACCGTCATCGTGAGGCGAAATGTCTAGCATCTTCGGATGGAAAGATCGGTGGTGGTCTAGTTCTGGACTTGTAGACTGGGGGACTAATGACGCGATTGTTAGTCCTGGTGGAGGATTAGGTCCATGGGGCATCGACAATAAACCGATCGGGACCGGCAAGTGGACTTTCGAGATCACTTACACCGCCACACAGGATACCTCGGTAAACATCTTCCACACCAAGTTCCCGGAGGAACATAAAGACACCGGAAGTAGTTCCGTCTTTGTCACGAAGGTGGAGCTGCTTGCCGGGTCTAGGACGGTTAAAGCCGAGAATGTCTTTCTTGATGGATCGGTTCCGTTCTGGGCACCATACTTTGCTATCCCGAATGACTCCAAGTCGGCGACATTCCACAACATCGAGGTGTTTAAGACTCCCGCGGTTAATCCTGGAGCGCATCTCGGCGGAATCTACGTCGTAGGGAACTATCCAGATCAGGCGAATGGCGGCGCGGGGAATCCTCTTTCGCTAGAATCGAAGGTCGGAGATCTCGCGGTTCTTGTTGTGGCGTCCCAGTTCGGGAACACTTCGGCCAAACCTCCCGCCGGATGGAACGGATTGTCTAATCCCAACATCGGTGGTAGATCCGGTTACATCGCGTCAAAATGGGTAGCAGATCCCTCTGATACTCAGAATGTTATCTGGACAGGGAAGACGCAGTCCACTGCTCGAGAACGAGCCGTGATGATTCTCCTCCGGAATGTCGAAGACGCAAAACTGATTCCTTGGTCGACGACTAAGCCTGAGATAACGAAGCCTACGCTTCTATTCATCCAGTCTCACGGTGCGGCCAAGAACAAGGAACCAAACTGGCCCAAGTCGACAATTCGCTCCGGAGGATCCTCGGATAACGCATCCTGGTCGATGATCCGTGGTGCACTGGTAACTGAGGCTCCGGAGTTTGTGGTTGGTGACTTGATCTCTGGTTACGCCGGAGTGGAGCTCACTCCTAAATCCGGGAACACTGAGCCCACGGTCGAGATCCACCCATCAGCCAAGGGTTTGGTTCGAGTCCTTGAGACGGATCGGTCCGAGACTCCCGCTACAATGAGGGAGATGCCCTTCGGATACGACAACATCGTCAAGATGATCCGTAACCGAGGGTATATCATCGCTCACCGAGGCGGATCTACCAGTTGGCCCGAGTCCTCTATGAAGGCTTACACCAACGCGGTAGCGAGGGGTGCTGGGGCTCTTGAGGTTTCTTGTCAGAAAACCAAGGACGGCATCTGGTTCCTGAACCACGACAGAAAGCTTACGAGGGTCGACCCTTCGGCCCCTGATACTCCTGTCACGGAGATGACCTGGGCCGACATCCAGAAGTACAAGACCCAGGGCGAACCCTTCATGAAGGTCGAGGACTACTTCGAGGCATATGGATCGAGCCACATCACGGTCCTAGACCCGAAGTACTCTGCCGCTCAGTGGTCTGATTTGCTTAGGTTCCTACCGAAGGATGCCAAGGATCGGGTAATCTGGAAGTTCTCAATTGACGCCACATGGTTGGCCACTCAGTGGAAGAACGACGGATGGATGTGCTGGGGATACGCATATGAGGACCACGTCATCGGCGGCCAGATCAATGGCTGGCACGGGCCTTGGACCTTCTTGGGTATGTCCTACGACGCCCAGAAGACAACCTGGGACAAGATCCTTACCCTGGGTAAGCCCGTATGGGCCCATATCTGCCACAACAAGGCGGCCTACGACCGAGGTATCGCTAATGGCGCCGCAGGCTGTATGGTCTCGGGTATAGCAGACCTCTTCCCGACACAGAAAGTCTAGGAGAAACACATGATCACTTTCGAGAGCCAGGGCGATTGGCGCCCCACAAGAAACTGGATGGCGCGAATGGCTAAACTGGATCTCGCACTGATCATGAACCAGTTCGGCAAGGAGGGGGTGGAGGCGTTAAGTCGCGCCACTCCCTCCTCGTCGGGCCAGACGGCCGGATCATGGAACTATCAAGTCAAGCGAACCGGTAACAGCTGGCGAATCGACTGGACTAACTCGCACGTCAACAAGGGCGTGAACATCGCCGTGATTCTTCAGTACGGACACAGCACCCGAAACGGCGGATACGTCGTCGGGCGAGACTACATCAATCCCGCAATCAAGCCTGTCTTCGACAAGATTGCAAAACAGGCCTGGAAGGAGGTCACTAGGTAATTGGCGACCATTGACGAGCGGGTAGTCTCGCTCAAACTCAATAACAAGCAGTTCGTCAACGCCATCAGCGAGTCGGCTTCCAGCATGGACAAGCTTAAGAACTCGCTCAACAATGTCGGCGGCGCTACAGGCGGACTATCAAGACTTTCCGAGATTGCTCGAAACACCACATTCGGCGATCTCGCAAACAAGGCTCTAGAAGTCGGTCGAAATCTGACCGTTTCCCAGGGTCTAGGAATCGCCGCATTCGGAGGAATCGCTGGTGCGGCTCTATCGGCAGGATCCCAGATCGTCTCGGGGTTCTTCAACGTCATGAAGGACGGCTTCGCCGAGTATGAGACTCAGATCAACTCGGTTCAGACCATTCTCGCCAACACGGCTCAAAATGGCACCACGCTGACCCAGGTTAACCAGGCTCTCGACGAACTGAATGCCTACGCCGACAAGACCATCTACAACTTCACCGAGATGACCAACTCTATTGGTACGTTCACGGTGGCGGGTATCGGTCTTGAGGATGCTACGGCGGCAGTCAAGGGCTTCTCCAACATGGCGGCCCTATCTGGAGCCAATGCAACAGCCGCAGCTGGAGCAACCAGGCAGCTCGCTCAGGCCATGAGCTCTGGAGTGGTCAAACTCCAAGACTGGATGTCTATCGAGAACGCCGGTATTGGTGGTAAGCAGTTCCAGGAAGCAATCATGACCACCGCCAGGATGCACGGCATCGCGGTGGATGACATGGTTGCTAAGAACGGCTCCTTCCGACTCTCTCTTCAGGAAGGTTGGCTCTCGGCAGAGATCATGACCGAGACCCTGAAGGCTCTTACCGGCGACCTTTCTGAGGAACAGCTCAAGCAGATGGGCTACTCTGAGGAACAAGCCGCACAGATGAAGCGTCTGGCTCAGGCCGGTCTCGATTCTGCAACCCAGATTCGAACCTTTACTCAGATGATCGGCACCTGGGGCGAGGCACTCGGCTCCGGGTGGGCCAAGACCTGGCAGATCATCCTTGGTGACTTCGGAGAGGCCCAGGCACTATTCACTGCAGTGGGTAACTGGGTTGGTGACCTCATTAACGATATGAGTGATGCCCGGAACAGCTTCCTCGAGATGTGGGCCGCAGCCGGAGGCCGAGAGGATCTCCTCCGAGGTCTTAAGAACATCTTCTTCTCGATCTTCAAAATCGTTGGTCAGATCGGCACGGCCTTCAACAAGGTGTTCGGTGGGGCAAGCGGAGAAGGCCTGGCTAGGCTGACTAAGGCCTTTGCCGACTTCACAGAGAAGCTGATCATCACTGACAATTTCGCCGATAAGCTGGAGTGGACGTTCACCGGTCTATTCTCGGTATTCCACATCTTCTGGACAATCATCTCCGAGGTCGGCCAGGTAATCCTCACCGTGGCTGGACACATCATCGGGGCGTTCTTCCCAGTTGTAACGGGGATGAATTCCGGTCTATTCCAGATCACAAAGGTCATTGGTAAGGTAGTCTACGCCTTCGACCAGTGGTTCACTAAACTCGACATCGGCGGAAAGGCGCTAAAGCTCCTACTTCCACCCATCGATCTGCTTGGAAAGGTAATCTCTTGGGTTGTCGAGAAGATCCATGACTTCTTCATCTGGCTGAACATCGGTGGTAGGGTTAGTGCTGCGGCTGCTGCGGTTGGTGGTCTGTCTGGAGCCCTCGGGAGACTGATGACGTCCCTCAAGGCCTCTCCCGCATTTCAGGCCTTCAGCAATGCCATAGGGAAGATTAAGTATTCCCTAACCGAGGTCAAGGAGACGATCCAGGACTTCGGAGACAAGATCGGAGCTAAGCTAGCCTCCAAGATGAGCGGCGCAAAGAACGCCATTAGTCAGTTCTTTGCAGGATTCAATGTTGACGGGCTTACCGGATTCGAAGCCGTAATCGCTGGCGTCTCCCACAAGCTCGAGGAGTTTGCAACCAAGTTCGACATAGCCGGTAAGGCTGAATGGCTGGCTCAGAAGCTTCAAGACCTGTCTGCCGCAATTGGCGAACTCGTTGAGAAGATCAAGAACTCAGCCGTCTGGGACTCCTTCGAGAAGGGGATGGGTAAGGTTGGCGATAAGGCTAAGGATCTCGCCTACTCCTTCCGAGACTGGATCAACGGTCAGAGTGAAGTAGTCGATAAGGCCAAGGAGACAGGTACAGCCGTAAAGGACATGGGTTCCTCTACCGCTGCAGCCGTTGCCGAGACAGGGAAAGCCGCAAAGCAGAACTTCCTGTCAAAATGGTTGGACGATGTGAAGCGTATCGCTGAGCAGCTCCACCTTCCCGAGCTCTTCAACACGATCAAGCAGAAGCTCGTAGATTTCAAGAACTTCTTCACGCAAACTCTTGGTCCAGCTATTAAGAACGGGGCGTCTAAGGCCTTTGGCGCTATTGGCGAAGCCCTCGGCAAGGCCAACGAGAACCTCAAGTCCTACGACATGGGTAAGATTCTCGTCACCGCTATCGGTGGCGGGTTCCTTATCGCGATGGTTCGATGGGTGAACTCATTCAAGAAGAACTTCGACAAGATCGGAAACCTTGCTGACACCTTTGGTGAGACACTGGGTAAACTCGGAGATGTGCTTTCTGCATTCGAGTCCAAGATCAAGGCTCAGGCATTGATTATGATCGCAGTAGCTATCGGTATTCTTGCTGCGGCTCTGATTGTGATGTCGTTTGTTCCAGCACCGAAGCTCCTGATTGTTCTCGCGGCACTTAAGGTCCTGTTCGACATGTTGACGAACACCCTTGAGGATCTGACTAATCTGTCGGCATTCAAGAAGGACATGCCGGTAATCATGGCGCTTCTTGTAACGTTCGGTATCGCACTTCTATTGATCGCTGGAGCGGTCAGGATGCTGGGTTCTATGAACGCCGCTGATGCCATTCAAGGGATTGTCGCGCTGAAGTTCATGTTGGACTACCTCAAGGACTTCATCACCAAGGCCTCCGAGATGGAGGGGTCCGAGGGTGCAGCAGCGATCCTTATGGGTCTAGCGGTAGCTTGTGTAATCCTATCAGTAGCCGTATATATGCTAGGCTCGATGGATACCGGAAAGGCCATTCAGGGTATTATTGCCCTTGGCGTTATCATCGCTATGCTGTCCGGATTCATGTATGTCGTGTCTAAGGATCCCTTCATGGGTAAGGGTGCTGGCATTCTCATGGGCCTCGCTGTTTCTTGTTCGATCCTTGTGGCGGCCATTTGGCTGCTCGGAACGATGGACACCGGAAAGCTCATTCAGGGTGTAATCGCCATCGGTGTGATTATCGGTATCCTTGCCGTAGCCACAAATGTCGCAGGACGCGGGGGCGGACGAGGAGCCGGTGCCATTCTAGCAATGTCTGTTGCTGTGATTGCGCTTACCGCAGCAGTAGCAATCCTTGGAAACATGGACCTCAGTACGCTGGCCAAGGGTCTGATTGCACTGGCTATTGGTCTCGGGATTCTTGTCGTAGCTATGGCCGGCGCAAGTAAGTTCCTAGAGGGAGCTGTTGCGCTAGCTATTCTTGCCGCGGCGATTGTCCCGTTCGCAGGAGCCATCAAGATGCTCGGAGGGCTATCCTGGACGGAGTTGGCTATTGGTATGATTGCTTTGGCGGGTGGTTTGGCCATTCTCCTGGTGGCCGCTGCCGTCGCTGAGGCAGTTGCTCCTGGACTAGTCATCCTGACCCTCGCCCTGTTCGGGCTTGGTCTGGCACTACTCCCGATCTCAATCTCGATGGCCGCTTTTGCCGTAGTGTTGGGTATCTGTGCAACAGTTGGTGCTGCAGCATTCGTTGTCCTCGCCGAGGGCATCAAGATGCTCGGTGCAGTTCTGCCTCAGTTGGCAGTGGACCTGGCAAATGCACTTGCCTCGTTCATTATCACTCTGGGTCAACAGGCACCAGCTATCGGCGTGGCTATGGCGGCACTTCTCGGTGCCGTTATTTATGCCATCACGGCGAATATCCCTGGTGTAGTAAACGCGCTGTTCGTTCTTATCCAGGCAATGCTCACCGAGCTGGACAACCACGCCTATGAGTTCGGCCAGAAGGCCGCAGACGCTCTTGCTAAGTTCATCGAGGGTGTCTCGAGCAAGCTGCCGGACATCATCAGCGCCGGTACGGATCTTATTGTCAATTTCATCAACGGTATTGGGAATGCTATTCCGAGGATTCTCGATGCCGCGGCAAACATGATCCTTAAGTTCCTCGAGGGTATTGCGAACACGATTCGTAAGTACTCGGCTAGTTTCCGCAGGGCGGGTATCAACATCGCCACCGCCATCATTGATGGCGTCACCGGCGGTCTGGCCTCTAAGGCTTGGCAGATCGGCGAGAAGCTGGTTAACGCTTCTAAGAACGCCTACAGTCGAGTCAAGAGCTACTTCGGAATCCACTCGCCTTCGAGGCTTATGCGCCAGCTCGGTCATTACATCGGTGATGGTATGGCGCTTGGTCTATCCGACTCTGAGGAGAAGGTCGGTGCTGCTGGAGAGAGCCTTGCTAGCGGTGCTTACGACGCCATGAAGGCTCCTCTGGACAAGATCAACGACATTATCTCCGAGGACCCGTCATACTCCCCCGAGATTAAGCCAGTTCTCAACCTCGAGGAGATGCAGAAGCAGGCAGAGGGTATCGGCAACGTGCTTCCGGCACTGAGTGGTACCTACAATGCCTCGGTTAGCGCTCGACCTTACGAGCGACTGTCTGACTCCGAGAAGTCTTCTCTCGCCAGTCAAAATGGTGGTGTTAACATCACCTTCAACCAGACGAACAACTCACCAGAGGCCCTGGACGCGGCGACGATCTACCGTCAGACCCGTAACCAGCTAGCACAAGCAAAGGACCAGTTGTCACTATGATTCACCAGATCGTGGCTACGAATAGCCTCGGGGAAAAGCTTGACTTGGATCTGTTTAACCCGTGGGATTCGGGCGTCGCGGTCAAGGAAGTCACTGGTATCGGCCCCGTCAAGTCAGAGATCTCATACGAGAAGTTCGCCTTAATCGATGGAGGACTCTTCAAGGGGGTCAAGGTTGGGACCAGGAATACTGTTCTCACCTTGATCCCCATTGGGGAAGACATCGAGATGGTCCGACAGCATGTCTATGAGGTATTCCCCGTTGCGGAGAAGATCGACCTCCAGATTCGAACTGAGCTGAAGATCGCACACCTCGATTTCTACGTTGAGTCCGTGGAGCCGAACATCTTCTCGGAGAACCAGGAGATTCAGATCTCGCTTATAGCAATGAACCCGTTCTGGCGTTCTTCTGCCACCCAGACCGAGCATGTTGTTCGGTTCAACGGCGCAGACCCGATGTTCGAGTTCCCGGAGTACTCTCCTGCTCAGCCGAATGGTCGACTCATCTTCGGTGATGAGCGGTACGATCACCTCCGTACGATTCGCTACAACGGTGACGCTCCCACGGGCGTCATTATCACCTTCTCGTTCCGTTCGACAGTTACTCGTCTGTCGATCGACAACCGGACTACTGGAGAGGGAATGTCCTTCGCCAAGGCCGGTATGTTCTACCCAGACGAGCAGCTTGTGGTGGATACTCGAGATGGGTACAAATCGATCGTACACCGAGCGAGGGGTAAGGAATCATACGTTGCCGGACTAATTACTGCCGAGTCCCGATGGCTTCGGCTTTACCGAGGAGACAATGTCTTCTCCCTCGAGTTCGACGCCGACCCTGCGGCTGTCGATACTACTATTGAGTTCGAGACACTCTATAGGGGACTTTAAGGATGCACTTGTTTGAGACAGGCCCTGGGAGGGCCGATGACTGGGTCGAGGTAACCACCTTTCACTCGTTGAACTGGACTGAGCGGGCATACGACTACGGCGAGTTCGAGCTCATCGTGTTCAGCCACAGCGCTACTTCACCAGTCAGTGTGTGGAACTACCTTGTACGAGACGATACCTCGACTGTGATGGTGGTCGAAACCGTTTCTACCAAGCAGGAGGGTAAGACTGCCTACCGGCATAAGATCACCGGGCGATCCCTCGAGTCGATGTACGACTGGCGCGTTACCAAGCACCGTCACATGATTCAGCCGGACTCGAACGGTATGTTTCGTGCGCAGACAATGGCTGAGAAGCTGGCTCACGACAACTTCGGGCACTCAGCTGAGGCGTCTCGAAGGATTGACCGGTTCAACTTCTATCGGAATGAGGCAGTCTCAGACTTTGCTTTCGTGAACGATACCGGTCGAACCTGGCAGGACAACAAATGGGTCACCTATGACCGCTGTCCAGTCGGAGAGATCATGCGTGACGTTCTGAGTGCAGCCAAGCCAAACGGGTACAAGCTGTTCTGGCAGGTCGAGTGGGACAAGACGGATACGTACCGAACTTTCATTCGCGCCCCGAGAAAGGTTGAAACGGTAGTCCTTGCTGAGGACAACGACAACTTCACCGAGTTCGAGGCCATCAAGTCCAATGTGGACCAGAAGTCCGTCATCTACGAAATCTTCGATACAGGAGACTTTGACTACTCTTGGCCCGCCAATAACACCACTCAGACGATCGAGCATATTCTTAGATCCGAGGAGAACATCTATCGTCGAGAGGTGATCTGGGACAACACCAGCATCCACAAGCCCTACGCGGTCGAGGACTGGAATCGCCTCAGCAACGAGCAGAAGAACATGATCAATAAGCTCTCTGCGGGATTCTTCCCCTTCTGGGCGCTTGACCACATGTTCCCGAAGTACACCCCTCTCGAGATGTTCTCGGGACGGATCCAGAACCTCAGCGGTGTCGAGTACCGCAAGGGGTTCCGAATCGGAGACGTATTCGAGTACGTTCCGTTCTCATACAAGGAATCAAAGAACGAGATCAAGAGGAATACGGTTCGAGAGGTCCAGCTCACCGAGATGACCGAGTCTTGGGGGCCTGGTGGATTCGCTCAGACACCAGTCATCTCCGTCTCGTCTCGAAACAAGTGGAATGGTGCTGGATTCACCCTCGGGTTCACTCGTAATGACCCGGGCAGCGTCATCGTCCCTCGGGATAAGGAGAAGTAATGCCTATTGTAAGTGGATTTTACAACTCGGTAAACGGGGACCGAAAGTATGACTCGGAGCAGTTCGGGTCGTTGTTCAAGGGCGTCTTCAACGAGGGCGTCTTCCCAAACGTCGGCCAGCTCTTCCGAGTGAAGGCTGTCGGCGAGGGGATGAAGGTCGAGGTCGGTACCGGACGAGCATGGCTGTTCGACCACTGGGTCGAGAACACCGGACCGGAGACCCTTACCGTCGACGCAGCCTACAGCAGCTCGGACCGCAAGGACTACATCTGTATTGTGGTCGACGTGTCCACGGCTGTTCGCGGTGCAAAGCTCATCTGCGCCAAGACCTCAGGCAATGCTCCTGGACAGCTCAACCCTGAGCTGCAGGATACAGCCAACAAGAAGGTCTATAAGATCGCGGAGATCAACGTCCCCCGAGGAATCACTCGTATCGGCCAGGAGCACATCAAGTCCCTGGTAGGTACGCAGCTTCCTTACATCGCAGGAGTGGCTGAGCACATCAGCCTGAATGCGCTGTCAGACCGACTCGAGGCGGAGTTCAACAGCTGGTTCCGAGACGTTCGCGACGCTCTTGCTCAGGCTGGTGGAAACAACGCTGCAGACGTGGCCAACCTCAAGACTCAGTTCGCGGACATCCGTCGGGAGTTCCGATCGGTAAACGAGAACGTCAACTCGCTTTCTCGAAATGTCTCGACGTGGCACAACCGCCTTGAGAACCGGAACACGTTCTTCGACCTGCTGGATACCACTAACGGGGGCACCCACAACTCCATCTATCGAGGTGACCATCTCGGCTCCTCGGTGAATGCCGAACAGCGGAAGAACATCAACAACGGAACCTTCAAGGGCATGTGGCTCGGTGACTACTGGCAGTTCGCCGGAGTGACTTGGCGAATCGTGGCCTTCGACTACTTCCGAGGCATGGGACCCCAGCCATGGGACCGGGCTCACATTGTCGTCGTACCGGACCAGAGCCTCTATGGGGCGAAGTGGGACGAGAACTCCGATACGACAAAGGGTTACGCCGGATCCACGCTGAATAAGCAGGACATCGGTACTGCGGTAAACCGCGGTGCTCAGATGTTCGGCGGTAACCTCAACTCGCCTTGGCACCGATTCACAACTAAGATTGACGACGGTATCGTTGCCGAACTCGGTTGGTTCGGCGAGCCCAAGGCCGCAATCATGAATGAGGAAATGATCTTCGGTCGAAACCAGCAGGGTTATGCCCAGTCCACTCACCGAAGGACTGACTTCTCGTTCATGGCCCAGGGACAGTTCCCGGCATTTCACATGAACGCCAAGCTCATCACCGTACCCCAGTACCCGTACTGGATCCAAGATGTTGCCAATGCAACGATGGCTTGGTGCGTGGACAAGTCGGGCATTTCGCTCCTTACACCCGCAAACTACGAGCGAGGAGTCCGCCCTTACTACGTAGTGACCGCATAAGGAAGACATGCAGCACTTCGGTTTCAATCCCGCACTAGACATACTGATTGCGGTCGTGTTGTCGCTGTTCGGGTCCACCGGATTCTGGGTATACATCCAGAAACGTCAGGACCGGAAATCTGCCAACACAAGATTGCTGCTGGGGATGGCGCATGATCGAATTGTGTACGTCGGCAAGACGTACATTCACCGGGGCTTCTTGACCCTCGACGAGTACGAGGACTTCATGAAGTACCTCTACGAGCCATACGCCGAGTTCGGTGGAAATGGTCTCGCCGAGAGGATCGTTGAAGAGGTCAAGAGGCTCCCGGTGGTCCCCTCATCCCGTCCCACAGCAAGGAAGAAGTCAGATGACAGGTAAACACCTCAAGGAGAACCAGATGAAGAACAGTTCCTACGACATCCTCAAGTGGATTGCCCTGGTTGCCCTTCCGGCCACCTCTGCACTCTATGTCACCCTCGCCGCGCTCTGGCACCTGCCCAACCCCACCGAGGTCGCTGGTACCATCGCCGCGATCGACACATTCCTGGGCGTTCTTCTCGGCGTCTCCTCCGCCAAGTACACGGGTAACACCACCTCAGGGACTCTCCATGTCTCGGAGAACCAGGACATCCACGCTGCTTTCGAGCAGCCCGTCGCCGAGATGCTCCGCAACGGCAAGGTGACCATGGACGTCAAGCAGGTCTAAGCGAGAAAAACCTGCAATATAGTGAACCCTAGAAAGGAGACACACCATGAAGACCGATCTCGTCATGGACACCATCAACGCCGCTCTCAAAGAAGCGGAACTCCACGATCCCTCATCTGAGGAGTATACCACGATCGCTCGGAACGTTGAGACCCTTGCAAAAGCCAAAGCCCTTGGTGACAGCAAGAAGCTCAGCCCCGATGCGATGCTTGGCGCCGCTACCTCAATCCTCGGGATTGTCGCAGTTCTGCAGTATGAGCGACTTGCCGTGGTATCGTCCAAGGCATTCGGACTCATCATGAAGGTTAAACCCTTCTGAGATTCGTCAGGCCCCCTGTGCTATACGCATGGGGGGCTTGGCTTATCTTTTTTTTCGCAAGAAAAACGGCGGTTATAATGAAACCCAGACCACTAGAAAGGACTAGTACAATGGACCAGTTCAACGCCGCAAACGCTCAGGCTATGCTCGACTTCCTCGACGAAGTTTCCGCTACTGACCTGACGATTGAGGAATACTGCTCTCAGTACCTCCGCATCCCAGTGCTCCTCTGAGTACAAAAGACTAAACGCCAAATTTTCCCGGCGTTTAGTTTTTCGTCACATTAGTAACATGCGTCGCAGGATTAACACGGTGTATATTGAAGACCCTTAGAAAGGAACCACAATGACCGCCGTTCTCTTTGTTGCCGTCCCCGTTCTCGCTGTCCTCGCCCTTCTGGCGATCGGAGAGATCTTCGGCAAGAAGAAGACCTGGAACTTCTGATCCCTACTACTCTCCAGCCAAAGATCCCGCCATGGGATCTAGGCTTATCTTTTTCGCGGGACAAACTCATCCTATATTGAAGACCCTGCTTAGAAAGGACCCCTACCATGTTCGTTCTTCCCACGATCGCATTTGCACTCTCCACACTTTTCCTGCTGATCGCCAACTTCAAGCTCCGCTACCCCACTAAGCGCGACATCATTAAGTCTCTTAATCGTAAGACAAAGCGACTCAATAAGATGGAAGCACTCATCAAGGACAACGCGAAGCTGAGGGCGGCGAACTACAGGAACCAGGAGTTCATCAAAGAACTGATCGAGACGAACCAAGGACAAGCCAAGACTATTCGGAACCTCAAGGATCGTATCTCATTCTGATACGGAGCCGTACCCCTACCAAGGGGTATAGGCTTTTCGCGAGACATTCTAATCTTATATTGAAGACCTACGAAAGGAACCGCTATGCTTTACCTCGCTCTCGCAATCACCACCCTACTCACGCTCTTCTTCGGAATCGCTTATCAAGAGCAGCTCCACAAGACCCAGATCTACCGATCCAAAGTCGACTGGCTGCGCTGCGACAATAAGATTCTGAAGGAGAAGCTTGACAAGATGAAGGCGAGAGAAGAGCTAGACAAGCTCCCGCTCTACCGACTCTAGTCTATCGCCATACCCCATTAACTTGGGGTATAGGCTTTCGCAAGAAAAACCAAGCCTATATTGAAGATCCCCTTGCTCGAAAGGAAACCACCATGGACACCAACGACACCACCGTCGAGACCACCGACCCCGTTGTCGAGTTCAAGTTCCACAAGGAGAATCTCGTTCCCGCTATCAAGCGCAACAGCAAGAAGCTGATTGCCGGAGCTGCTATCTTTGCAGCCTCTGCCGCACTCACCTTTATGGCAGTTCGCTCGGTACCCGAGATCGAGGCTCCTGAGGAGCTTGAGCACGATGACCTCGATGAGCTCGATTCCGTCGAGTCCGACGACTCCAACGACTGATCTCACACCTATAACCCGAACATGGGTTATAGGCTTTTTTTGAAAGGAGCAACATGACCAAGCTACTCGACCTCGCGGCGATTATTTTCTTCGGATTACTTGCCTGGCTTATCTGGGACAAGACCGCTGGTTCGCCTCTGTCTGAACGCGTCTTCTTCACCGCTACCATAGGTCTCGTTGGGGTCGGGGCGACAATACTTTTTCACCAGTATATTGAGGATGGGCTATGAGCACCGACGAAGTCGCACTCTACACCATATTGTTCGTCTTCTTCCTGATTGCCGCGGGTATGTTCGCTGCGATCACAATTCTCCTGAGTCCGCCAGTCATTATCTTGATCTCACTATTAATCGGATTCGGAACTAGTCTCGTATCGGCGTTTATGATTCTCCTGATTCTGACATCTAAGTGATCCGCGATAAAAACGAGGAGTATATTGAAACCCCTCCGTTTGAAAGGACACACTCATGATCCGCTTCGCCGTTACTGCTATCCGGAACCTGCTCCTCATCCTCGGAATTGTTCTCGCATCCTGCTTTATTGGACGCGGTGCAAATTCCCGGATGAAGCACGTTATCGGTCTGCAGCAGCGTTACGTTGCACGACGTGACCGCCGACTCAACCGCTGGTAACAACCAACCTATAACCCGAACATGGGTTATAGGCTTTTTGCCTGACAAGAAAGGAGACACACATGCTGAAAGTCCTACTCGGACCCAGTTGTTCAGGCAAGTCCACCTATCAGAAGAAGCTGGAGAGAGACCGTGGATTCCACGCAGTTCGAACCGCCACGACACGCCCTCGACGTATGGGAGAAGACCTTTCTGCCTACTACTTCCTCAAGGATAACGCGTTTGCCGAATGGGAATCTAGCAAGGACCTTATCTGTACGGAGGTGTTTAGAGGATGGCGATATGGAGTCCCTCGAGAAGAGCTTGAACGAAATTCAAAGACTCCAGACCGAGTGGTTATCCTCACAGTGGGAGGAGTCCTTGAGCTCCTTGCCGATCACTCAGACATTGTCGTCGGAGATGCCCTCTCAATCCTCTACTTCGGCGTCGACGGAGCAACTGCAGAAGCTCGAGCCTGTAAGCGTGGAGACTCCCGACGAGAGTACCTCCGTCGAATGGCTGCGGACTCGATTGACTTCCGACACTTCCCGCACCGAAACGGGGTCTGGGAGTTCGAACCGGGTTACATCCTGGATTGTATCAACAATAAAGAGAGTTGGAAGCTCTCTCCGAGGCTCAAGGAAGTAGAAGGAGGACTCAAGTGTCTGTGATCTGGTGGACTGTCTATATTCTCGGCGCCCTGACCATTCTCATCTTATGGATTAACCTGATGGGGCTTCTCGGTCGCTTTCTCAAGGCTGTCCGAGACATGGAGTGGACCAAAGTAAAGGTTATTGAGGGGCCGCCCGGTCCTCAGGGTCCCACCGGGCCTAAGGGTGAATCCTGTTCCCTTTCTCGAAAGGACATCGAGGCGCTTGTCCGAATGGAGGTTTCCGCGCATATCCCCAAGTTCGAGATCTCTCGAACTACGTTTCCGGGTCTCGGAATAAACGAGGTCAAGATCGTTCCGAATGGTAATCTCGGGGACTGGCAGACAGATCAGTCCAAGGTTGATGCGGACAAACTGATCGAAGAATACAAGAACGAGAAGGATGACAAGTGATCAATGCGAACGATTGTGCGCGACTTGTCAAGGCGAACGCGCCAGCGATTCTCACAGCCTCGGCATGCGTGGGGACCATCGCTACGGCCGTCCTCACGGCGAAGTCTACGACGCTCGCCATTGAACGAGTCGCTGACTATTGCGAAGCCAATCTCCGGTCGCCGGAGGACCTCTCCTGGCGGGAGAAGTTCGCAGTATCTTATCGGGTGTACATTCCACCAGCCATCGCAGGGGTTGCAACTCTGGTATCGATTGTCGCGGCAAACCGCATCCCGTCTGCTCGTGGAGC